CCAGACCTACTCATTACAGCGTGCCGCGTTCGTTGCCCGACGCGAGCTAATGACCGAACCGGAGTTGCGCGAACGTGCCGCTGTCGAGGGTTGGGACGACAAGTGGGTCGAGCAAGTCGTAGAGAAGAAAGGCGACATCCGCCGCATCTCGCTGAACCTCCACCGCAGCGACCAGTTCCTCTACGACCACCAGCGCGACATGATCGAGATCTGGCACGTCTACAGGAAGGAGCACGACGACCGCACCAAGGCGATGCGCGTCACCCGCACCGTCCTCAGCTACCACGTCCCGGATCGCACCGCCGTCCACGACATCCTGCCCTACGCCCACGCGCTTTATCCCTTCGTCGAGCTGCCCCGCGAGCGCGCCTCGCGCCCCATCTTGGAGTCCCGCGGCGTGCCGGAGATCGTCCAGACCGCCCAGGAAGAAGTCAAAATCCAACGCGACATGCGAGGCGACCGCGCCAGCATCGTCACCTTGCCCCCGCTCAAAACCCCCGCCGCGCGCGGCAAGATGGACCTCATCATGGGACCGGGCGTGCAAATCCCCGAGCGCCGCCCCGGCGAGATCTCTTGGATGAACCCGCCGCAGCCTGACGCCGGCAGCATCGAAGTTGAGATGTCCATCCGCAACGACGTGGACAACTACTTCGGACGAATCTCCGAAGCCGTCCCGCCGCAACGCTACATGCTGCACACTCAGGAGCTGGTCGATTCGTGGCTCCTCGACATGAAGCTCTGCCTCGTCCAGACGCTCTCGCTCTGTCAACAATACATGACCGACGAAGAAGTCGCCCGCGTCACCGGCAACCCCAATCTCCCGCTCACCGCCAGCCCCGCCGACATCCGCGGCCGCTTTGACGTGACATGCGAGTTCGACGCCCGACTGCTCGACTCCGAAGCCCTCGGCGCCAAATTAGATTACCTCGCCAAAGTCTTGGTTCCCCTGGACAGCTTCGGCGTTATCGACCGCGCCGGTCTTGTGAAATACATGTTCCAAGCGGTTGACCCCAACCTCGCCGGAATCCTCGTCCAGGACATCGGCCAAGCCACCGCCGCCGAGCAAGAAGACGAGCAAGGAGCCTTCGCAAAAATCGCCGCAGGCACCGAACCCCCGCTCAAGGAGGGCGGCCAAAACGCGCAGGTAAGGCTGCAAACCCTGCAGCAAATCATTCAGTCCAACCCCGCCGTCCAGCAGCGCTACCAGCAAGACGAAATCTTCCGCTCAATGATCGACGCGAGAGCACAGGCTTTCCAGTTCCAGCTCCAGCAGCAGCAAAACGCCGTAATCGGCCGCACCGGCGCCCAGCCCGCGCTGCAAAAGATGGCCCAAGACCAGCAACTCGGCATGTCCGCATCTCCCGTCTCTTAGTCTCTTAGTCTTTTAGTCTCTTCGTCTCTCCTCCCATGCATCCAAACGTCTCCGTCAGAAACATCGCCGGTCTAAATATTCCCCAGCACAACGCCGTTGAGCTGAATTACGTTTCCACGACAAACAATCTTTCCACGGTGGTCTACAAAGAAGGCAGCCAGACAGTCGCCACGCTCACCTTCACCTATGTCGGCGGCACGCCGTCCAGCGATGACGCCCGCATCGCCACCGTCACCCGCTCTTAAATCTCCAATTTCTAATTTCCAATGGGCTTCGCCTTCAATCCGTTCACCGGCAACTTCGACCAGAAAGGTTCTGGCGGAGGCGGCGGCGGCTCTGCCTTCTTCGCAGGCGAAGTGGCAACCTATGCCGATCTCCCGCTCGACGGATCGGCGGCCCTCGATAGCCGCTGGCTCGTTCGCTCGAACTCCGGCACCTGGCCCTTCAGCTCCTACAAACAAGCCGGCGTGTATGTCCGCAAAGCCATCGTCGGCGCCTCCCGCGACAACGACTACCAGCTCACCGACACGTCCTTCCACGATGTGATGTCAGACGCCGCATTCCTCATCTACGACGACGGCGACGCCACCAAGAATCTGAAGTTCCAACTCTCCGGCATCACCACCGGCACCACCCGCACGCTCACGGCCGCCGACCGCTCCGGCGTCAACGTCGTCAGCGACACCTCCGCAGGCACTGGCTCCGACGTGGTCAACAACATCGTTTCGCTTACCCAAGCGGAATACAACGCCATCGGTTCACCCGACGCGGCCACGCTTTTCCTCATCACCGATCCCTGACCCATGGCCCTCCTGCAAAAAGCCTATCTCGGTGCCACGCCGCTCTTCCGCAGTAAGGACTGGTTTGAGGACGCCTACACGCTGGTCAACGACAGCGGTCTTGTCACCGTCACTGCGAACACCTCCGCGCACACCAAAGGATCGTGGTCTGAACTTATCGCCAGCGCTTCCGCTAACGCCTCGCTGTTGGTGCTGCATGTGCAAGATGTCTCAGCGGTGTCAACGGCTACAGCAACGCTTCTTGATCTGGCCACAGGAGCCAGCGGCTCTGAATCCGCTGTTGCCTCCGACATAGCAATCGGTAGTGCACAAACCACCGCGGGACCTGTAGGCGTTGCCATTACTATTCCGCTCAAAATCGCCAGCGGCACCCGCCTGTCCGCCCGCATCCAGTCTGTCGTCACAGGCGGCAAGACTGCGTCAGTTCAAGCTTTCTTGTTCGACGTTGGCGATTTTGCCACCGCGCCGACCAGCGTTGACGTAATCGGCGGCAACACGGCAAACAGCCAAGGAATCAGCTTCAGCGGAGCCAGCGGAACATGGGTGCAAGCAACGGCATCGACATCACAAGCATACCGCGCCGTTGCAATAATTCCGTCTGCACACAGCGCAGCCATTTCGTCTATTGGACCGCAGCTTGACCTCGGCGTTGGGGCTTCGGGCAGCGAAGTGGTCTTCGGTATAACACTTGTGGCCTACAACAACTCCGAAGCCGTCCAAAGCGCGCCGCCGTATTTAAGCCTGTTCGGCAGAAGCATCCCAGCAGGCAGCCGCCTCGCCGTGAGGCACAACATAGCGACAGGTCCCAGCAGCTACGGCTTCACCCTCATCGGCATCCCCTAAGTCATGCAAAACTGGCACCTCCTTTATAACACCACGACAGGCCAAAGCGTCAGCATCGGCACCGTCATTGCCGATCCGCTACCGGCAGGCATCACCGCGCTGCCGCTCACCGACGAGCAAGGCGAAGGACTGCAAAACGGCAGCCTCATCTGGGACGCCGCCAGTCGCACGCTCATCCCCACGCCTCCGCCCGCTGTCACCGCCGAAGAACACCTTGAGTCTGTCGGCCTCGGCGGCAGTCGCCAGCCCACACTTTTGTATCTGCGCCAGTCCATCACCGCCGCAGGCAAAACCTGCGCCGAGCTGGACGCCGTCGAAGCCTACTTGCAGCAAGTCCTCACCATGTTCGCCGCCAATCCGGCGCCGCGTAACGATTGGCCGAATCCCAGCGTCACCTTTGAAGCCGCCGTGCAGTCCGCCATGCAGGCCCTCAACTCCTAATGTCCCTCAACTCTCAACCCTCAACCCTCAACTGACAAAATGCGCACCGTCACACTCCAAAGCATTTTGTTACGCGCCTGGCAGAGAGTCGGCAACGACGCCTCTGCGTTGGCAAATATTCCCTCCGGTGCGCAGACCATGCTCGTCGCCGCGGCGAACGACGCCATCGAGACCTGCTGGACCTGGGCGGATTGGCCCGAGCTGTGCCGCATCGAAGAGCGCACCATCCAGGGCGACGAAACGAACGGCTTCTACATCGACTACGACCAAGGCGGCGGCGAGACCCCGATGGGCGAAGTCTTTAACATCACCAGGGACAACCCGAACAAAACAGCCTCACCCCGCGAACTCCAATACAGTCTCCTCGGCGACAGCATCCGCCTTCCGGACGACACCGACATCCCCGCCACCGCCTGGGTCCGCTACCGCACGCGCCCCGACACCTACACCACGAGCAACCTCTCGGCCACCGTCCCCGCCGTGTTGAGCAAAGCCGTCGGTTATCTCCTGACAGCCTCGCTTCTCGAAGAAGACGGCCAGCTCACGAAATCAACGCTCATGGAAGAAAAAGCCATGAATGAATTAGTGACCGAACGAGACAAGTTCTACTTCCAGCAAAACCAACCCCAAGCCTGGTCCGCCCGAATCGGACATTATTAACAAAAGCCAACGAAGCTAACGAAGGTATTTCCAAACCCTCAACCCTCAACTCTCAACTCTTCATGAACGCCAACACACGCATCGCCAACTTCATCAACCGCACCGTCACCGTCACGCCGGTGCTCGACACCAACGCCTACACGGCGAACGACGTTCTGTTCCCGACCATCGAACTCGACTTCGGCAACGCCCTCGTCAGCGGCGTCATCAAGCACGCCTCGATCCTCGACACCGACGACCAAGCCTCGCAGACCATCACGCTGTATTTCGCCGGGTCCACCTTCACCCTCGGCACGGCCAATAGCGCCATCAGCATCAGCGACGCAGACGCCGAGAAGCTCCTCGGCACCGCCGCCGTCACCACCAGCACGGATCTCATCGGCAGCCGTTTCGGACAAAACACCGACATCGGCCTGCCCTTCACCGTCAACAGCGGCAGCCTCTTTGTTGCCGCCAGCACCGGCGGCGCCGGCACCCACAGCGCCAGCGGCCTCAAACTCCGCGTCACCATCGAAGTCCACACCGAAAACTAAGCATGCCGCTTCCCTTCACAGTCCGCCGCACCGACCCGGATGCCGCCGCCTTCTGCGCTCGCAGTGGAGCGACCGACCGCGCTGCCATCAATGCCTTCGTGCGCGGCGTGAAGGATCTCGGATTGTGGGAAAGCATGGTCTGCTGGCCCCTTCGCTCGGAGCAAAACGCTGGCACCGGCACCACGGCGTATTCGCTGGGTGGGCTGGGGACGTTTGATGGGACGCTGACCAATGGGCCGACTTGGGGGTTGGATGGGGTCACCAACTCGGCAAATGGCGACATAAGAACATCGTGGGTTATCTCAGGAGGAGCGCAGGCTCACATTGTCGTTTCAAACAGCACTACCACTAGCGTTACTCGGTGTTACGGCGGAAACCTTAGTAATGTAAATACCAAGGGAACGCGCTTTAGGGACGATGCCGCGCTTTTTGGAGATGGAGCACTGCAAGGAAAATTTAGAGATTTTACCTCAGCAGGACAGTTCAAGATGTCGGCCGCGCTTTACAACCGGCCAAACGCATCTTTCTCGTTTCTAAACACTACAAGCGCCTCAATAGTTTCTGGCAACGCAGTTGTCGCCAGCGAAAACACTTTCACGATGTTAGCGGCGAGAGACCTAGGCAGTTCCACTCAATTCTATTCGGGCGTGATGGCGTTTTATGCGGTGTTCGCAACAGAGCTAACAACCACGCAATATTTAAGCGTCAACAACCTCTACCGCGCCACCCTCGGCACCGGCCTCGGCTTACCATGAGCAACTTCGAGACCACCGAACGCATCATCGCCGTGCCCGCCGAAGCGGTAGGCACGATGTTCCCCGACCTCCTCGCGCAGTATGGCGAAGAACTGCCCGACGCCGGACGCAGCATCCTCACCATCGGCGGGCACTGGGACGACGCCGAGAAGACCCGCATCCGCGCCGCCAGCCTCACGGACGGCACGATCACCGGCCAACCGCTCACAGACGGACGCCTCGCGTTTCGCTGCCTCTGGCAAGCCGACCTCGCCGCCGCCTTTGACGCAGGCGAGATCGCCGGCGTCGAACAACTGACGGAAGAACAACTCTCAACCCTCATCTCGCAACCCTCAACTGCCCCATGACGTATTGGCACACACATTTTTCAACAACCGAGAAGGGCGTGATCGGCACGGTCACATCCCTCGGCTCCTCGGCCTTCAGCATGCTGCCCCATTTAGAGACAACCCTGCGAGTCGCCGGTCTATGTGTCGGCCTCGCCGTCGGCGTAGTCACCCTAATTTCGGTCCTCCACGACCTCAGAAATAAACAAAAGCTAACGAAGCAAACGAAGGAATAACATTATGCGTAATATCAAAACGACCATCCTCGGAGTTACCACCATCCTCATCTCGGCTTTGACCGTGGTGAAGAGCGTCCTCGAAGGCACGCCCGTCGGCGACCTCGCCATGCACCTCGCCGCGATCACCGCCGGCTGGGGACTAATTGTTGCGAAGGATAACGACGCCCGGCTCTAAGACGAAAGATGAAACCGCAAGCCGACCAGGTAGGGCGGGGCCTCCGGACCCGCCGCTGCCTCCAAGTCTCAGCCCTCGCGCTCATCGCCCTGTCGATGAGCGGTTGCGTGACGCTCGGCTACGACTTCGTGAAGCAGCAGGCCACCGTGACCGTCACACCGAGCACCAAAGGCTACGCGAAATAACCCATGTGGACCTGGATCAAGAGAATCTTTGGCAACAAATCCGACGCTACCCCAGCGCCGGCCTCGCCGAATTTGCCCTCCGCATCCACAACGAGCTTCACCGTCGAGCCACCGCTGACGACCTACGACGAACGCCGTCTCAGCACGCCGAACAAACAAGCCAACCGCATCAAGCCGCAAGCCGTCGTCCTGCATCATTCGGACGGCAGCTACCGGGGCAGCTGCGCCTGGATCACCAACCCCGCAAGTAAGGTGAGCTACCACGTCCTCATCGCCCGCGACGGCCGCCGCACCGTCTTCGCCAACGACACCGACCGCTGCTGGCACGCCGGCCGCAGCTCGTGGCAGGGCCGCTCCGATCTCAACAGTTGGAGCCTCGGCGTGGCCTGGGACGGCAACACCTACGAAGACCCGCTGGGCGAAGCCGCCATGAACAGCGCCCTCGAATACCTGGTCCCCCGCATGAAGAAGTGGAACATCCCGCTGAACCTCGTCCTCACCCACCAACAAGTCGCCCCAACCCGCAAAACCGACATCTCCCCCGGTGATGCAGCGCGGTTCAAAAGCAGACTCCGTTCTGCCCTGACGCCTGCTAACTGACGACTGCCAACTTCCCCATGTCCCTCGAATCTCCAGTCCAGCGCGACGGCGACAACGGCTTCATCGGCTTCGCCAGCCGCTTGAACCCGCTGACGCTTCCCGCCGGAATGCTGCAAGACTCGGTCAACATGCGCTTGGACAGGGGCGTTGCACAAACCCGCAAGGGCAGCAAGCGCCTAACGGACACCATCGGCACGACCGGCGCCCCGCTGACTCTCGACTTTACCCTCGGCACCGACAGGACTGTCACCTCGATCACCCGAGCCTCGACCACCGCGACCGTCACCGCCACCGCCCACGGATTCACGACCGGCGACCAGGTGAACATCCGTGGCGCCGTGCAGACGGACTACAACGGCGACTTCATCGTCACTGTGACGGACGCCAATACTTTCACCTACACCGTCAGCGGCAGCCCCGCGACACCGGCCACCGGCACCATCATCGCCAACAACGGCCCCGAAGTGCGCGACAGCTACGACGGCGGACTCTATGCGGCCGGTGTCTTCGCCTCGCAGAACTACGACAACGCAGCGGAATACATCGTGCTTGCTGGAAACGACCAAGCGTGGCTTTGGCGCGACGGGGCCTCGCCGGTCATTAAGAATTACCCGACCAGCCCCGATGAGCGCATTGAGGGAACCGATACCGTAAGCATCGTGCAGGCGTTTGACCGACTTTACATCCTGCGCGAGGCCGCCCGCGCCGGAGCCTACGCAGAGAAGCTGACAAACTCTTCCGGTATCACCGTGTCATCCACTACGGCCACGGTCAACGTGAACGCTCACGGCTATCCCGAAGGAGCCACCGTTCGCATCGAAGGATCTACAACGCCTGCCTTTGACGGCCATGAGTTCCGCGTCCTTGGCACCAACCTTAATACCAACTCCTTTGAGATTACCGTTCCATCCGGCACCGCCACGCATGCCGCCGCGACCATCAAAGTCCGCCGAGTAAAGCCGCCGATTTATTGGGACGGCGGTAGCGGCAACTTCGTCCGCGCCACCGCAGGCGTTCCGGCCGCAGGCGTCACCTACACGACCATGCCGAGTGTCGGATGGGCCAGCTACCACAACAACCGCCTCTGGATCGCCAAGAACCGCGACACCGTTGGCATCTCGGACGTTCTCGACCCCGACCTCTACGATCCATTCTGGAACAGCTTCCGCGCCGGAGCAGGCGGCGATGACCGCATTGTCGCCGTGCATCCTTGGGTTGAAGGCCAAGCCCTCGTCTTCTGCCGCAAATCCATCTGGCTCGCCACGCTCAATCAATTCGCCTCCACGGACGGCAGCGACTTCTCGGTGGACACGCCGGTCTCGCAACTCACGCTCCTGACCAACGAGATCGGATGCAGCGCAAGGAACACCATCGTCACCGCCGGTAACTTTGTCTTCTTCCTCTCGGACGCCGGTATCTACCGCTTAGACCGCGCCCTCGACCTCAAGGTTCGCGGCGACACCAAGCCTCTCAGCGAACCCATCGCCGACCTTTTCAGCCAAGTGGTGCAGTCCCGCGTAGACAAGTCCGCTTTTGGAATCTGGCACGCGAACCGATACCTGATTGCGCTGCCAACCAGCACCGACCCGCTCGACGGCAACCAGTTGGTGGTTGCTTGGAACGCCCTGACAGACACATGGGAATACCGCGACATCTATCCGAGCAGCGCATCGGTGAACCAGATCCTCGTCGGCACTTACGACAACCAACGCCGCGTCTTCTCGGTCCCGCGCTCCGGTAACCTCTATCTGCTAGAGCAAGAGGACACCGCGCTGGACGACAACGCAGTCAATGCGGGCACAAGCCCCATCACCGGCAGCATCAAGACCCGCCGCTACGATTTCGGCGACATGCACAGCAAGCGATTCCTCCGCACGATCGCCGATGTGGTCATTCCGGCAGGCGCCAGCGTGACGACCAAGATCAGCACGATCAACCCCGACACCGAAACCATCGTCGGCACCCTGACCAACGCCGCCGCTGGACCGGAGGACTACAATATGAAAGTGCCCGTGCGCTACAAAGCGCACAGCGCCGAAGTCATTTACGAAACATCCAACGGCCGACCGGAAATCCGCTCGGCATCCATTGAGGCATCGCCCAAGAGCCTGCCTCCGACCGAAACAAGATCAGCAGCATAATTCCTATGGCCTCCTACGCATACACCTTCGCCTCCGGCGACACCCTCACCCCGACCAAACTCAACAACGCCCGCACCGTCAGCGAGATCGTCAACGCGGATGTCAGCAACTCGGCGGCGATTGTTGACACGAAGCTGGCCAAAATAACAACGGCAGGGAAGGTTGGCGGTGGAGCGATCACCGATGGAACTATCGGAGGATCTACCGCCATCAATACGACCGGAGCCATTACAACGGCTGATACAGTGGTTGGCCGAGACTTCTTCAGCGACACCTACAGCTCGGCGAATCCGGGTAGCATTCGGTGCCGCCGCGCTCGCGGAACAATATCCTCTCCAGTCATCGTGCAAAACGGAGACATCGTCGGCAACTTTGCCGGTGATGGATATGACGGTTCCGCATTCATGGTAGCCGCCAGAATAACGGCGGAGGTGGACGGATCACCATCTGCTGGCGACATGCCGGGTCGCCTCGTTTTCAGCACCACGGCCGATGGTGCGAGCGCCGTGACGGAGCGCATGCGGATCAACGCCATCGGGAATGTGGGGATCGGGACGGCATCGCCAACCTTTGCGTTTGGTGGCGGCGTGCAGGTCAAAAATGCCACGGAATCCGCTGTTCGTGTGACGTGCGGTAGCAATACAGGGATGGACGTTGTTCAAGGTTCTTCTGGATTTTGCGGTCTTTTTCTGCGGGACAATGCGCCCATGCTTTTCACAACAAACGACCTCGAACGCATGCGGATCGACGCCAGCGGGAATGTGGGCATTGGGACAACGTCTCCTGCCTACACCCTTCACGTCAACGGTTCCGTGGCTGGCACGTCGGCCTACAACAACCTCTCGGACGTCCGCGAGAAGGAGAACATAGCTTACGGCATCGCTGACGCGCTGGAAACGGTGAAGGCCCTTAAGCCGGCCAAGTTTGATTTCAAGACGGGCGAGAAGAACAAGATTGGATTTATCGCCCAAGACGTTCTGCCGTTGGTGCCGGAAGTTATTACTTCTTACAAAAAAACACTGGAGGACGACACCAAAGAGGAGCGCTTGTCGATCCAAGAGAGCAGCCTGACCGCCGTGCTGGTCGCCGCCGTCCAAGAACTCACCGCCAAAGTTGAAGCCTTAGAAGCCGCTCAATGAAACCCCAGCTTGCCGAACTCATCGAAGCCTACGCTTCCGCCCGCGTGAGCGGAAACCGGATGCTCATGGAATTTGCCGCTGGCAAACTTAACGACCTCATGGCGGCTATCGAAGTTGCCGTGCCGAAGGAGATTTTGGAACAAGCAACTAAGGAGAACTAACATTATGGACGCAGCACAATTTATCAGAGACTACTTAGGAGCAAGACCGACAGCTCCGACACAGCTTGGTGCAGATGCGCTGGCTAACTATGGCATGGCCGACGGGCAGCGCGTGACCGCCAACCTTGCCGGACAATCTGGTTGGTTGGCTCAAAATCTGCAAAACGATCAAGTTGGCTCTATACTGCGACTTGTTGAAGGATACGATGCGGTAAGGAACCCATACACAAGGGCCGCCACCGACGCCACTTCTTTGGGATTGGGCCAAGCCGTTTTGACTTCGGGACTGGCCGACCGGTTCGGCGGCATGTCGGGGCTAATGACCGACCGCGCATGGCAGGATTACACCGCTGGGCCAAATGCGTTGGAAAACCAGATATTTTCCGCGGGCCAAGGTGCCATGGGCGCAAGGGCCGATCAGATCGGAATGCCATCTTTTGTTCGGCAACTCAACCCTGCCACAGCTCAAGCCGCTCAGTCCGGATTTGTTGGTGGGCCGAACGCCGCTTCAGCGCAAAGAGTGGGCGAGATTTCGCGTGGCGCGACCGATGTTGGGTCTGGGGAGCTTGGTCAGTCATTACTTGCGGATGCTGCGAACCGCCTAAGATCGGCAGGACGCCTAACGCCGCAAGAGGAGCGCGATGTCGCACAGTCAACCCGCGCGTCATTTGCTGCCCGAGGCATGGCAACATCTGCGCCTGCCGCCATGGCAGAGGCATTAAACAGAGATCGCTTTTCCAGACAGCGGATGACTGAAGACCGTGCCTATGCCCAGTCAGCGCAGGGCGATGATATTGGGCGCCAGCAGATGAATGCGCAGCGACAGCTCGCCGCGCTGCAGGGCAACCAGCAGGTTGGAACGCAAATGTCTTTGGCCGACCAGTCTGCAATTAATGAGATGCGGCGTCTCGGATACACTGGCTCTATTGACCAACAGCAGTTTAACGCTGGAAATCAACAGGCGACAAATTTGGCCAATCAGTCAGCGGCCAACCAGATCGGCATGGCAAACCAGCAGCGCGACCAATTCATGTCCAATTTGGGTGTGGACGTGCAGCGCGCAAACCAAGCCGCCAACATGAACCAACTCGCGCAGAATCGCGGGTTTATGACGGACGCGGCCAATGCTTTTAACACGAATCAGCTCAACCGCATGGGCCAAGCGGGCAACCTGCTCGGACTTGGAGGGACGTTCCTACAAAACGCCGGAGCACTACGGGGACAGGCTGGCGAAATGAACTTTGCGGGAGCCGGTCGCATGATGGACATTGATCCATTTGCCCGTTCGGTCTCGCCCGGTCTAAACATGGGACAATTTGCTGGCGCAACGGCGACCGATGCGGTCGGTCAAAACTTTGCCAACATGCTCGACTTGGGCGCGAATACCTACGGATTCAACACCAACATGAATATGGATCTTTACAATTCATGGCTCAATAACGCCACGGCCGCGCAGACGGGTGCACAGGCAGCTAATTCGCAGCGTGACGCCGCCAACATCTCGGCGGCGGCAACAAGGGCGGCACGTCCGAGATGGTATGAGACGGCTCTGGGCGCAGTTGGAAATATCTTTGGCGGCTTTAACCCATTTGGATGGAGCGACAAGCGCCTAAAGACCGACATCAAGCCGCTGGGAAAAGCCGGCAGCGTGCTCGGACTGACGGCCTACGAGTTCCGCTACAAAGGCGACAAGAAGAAGCGCAAAGGGTTTATGGCTCAAGACGTGCAGAAGGTGCTGCCGGAGGCGGTGAAAGAGTTTAACCACAACGGCAAGAAGCGTCTGGCGATCAATCCCAAGGTCATCGGCGCGGCTCTGGCGGAAGAACTGGCGGCCAATGCGAAGGCAGCTTAACACACACAAAAAAACAAAACTATGTTAGCATACAATCCTCCAACACGAAACACCGCTGGGCAAATCTACAGCGACAACATGCAGCGGTCGGCTGGCTATGACGCTCAAGGCATCATGGCACAGGCCGAGGCGGACCTCATCAGAGCGCAACGCAGGCATCAAGCGATCCTCGATGGCGCCGGTCTGGTCGGC